AAACAAATAAAAAATGAAAAATTATTATTATTTATATTATTTAATTTTATTTTATTTAGTTCAAACGATGATTTAGAAAATATGAGTTTTATGTAATATGGATGATTTTAATATCGGTTCTTTACACGAGTCTAAAAACGAATGGTCTTCTAGACTTGTAACAATTTTAACCCCAGTTATTTTTGAAGGATTAAGATCCATTTTAAATGAGTCTACAAAATTATGTATACAAAATCAAGAAAATGATAAATATTTAATGACTTATCAAAACTTATTAAGAAGAATACCACAATGGAATAATGAAATCGTATCCCAAGAAGTATCAAGAATTATTGAAAAAAGTAAATGTAATTATTTAGAAGATTTAATTAGTTGTGTACATATTATACAATTAAAAATATTAACTGCTATGCGAGTTGGACAAAAACAAAAGAAAATTGATATTGTAATACCAAAATTAAACGACTTTGTACATAAATGTTATATAAATATTTCGAGGAAAATTTATAGTAATGTTTATTTATTTGAAACTGATATATCTCCATTGAATGCTCAAAAAAACAATAGAGAAATTGAAATTATTATTCAAGAAGGTATTGTAAATACAATAAGAGAAAGTATTCCAGTCGAAAGTATTATTAAAGCCTATATGGAAGAAACGGAAGAAAAAGACTATGAAGAGGAAATTATAGAAGAAGTAATTGAGGAACCTAAAGTTAATATGAGTGGAGGGAATGAGAATATTCCTAGTAACATAGAACCTATCAATAAAGTAGAATCATTAGATCTTATTGGGAATAAAAATAGTATATCATTTAGTGATGTAGATTCCTCATTAGATATAAACAATATCGAAGAGGCTATTAAAGCACCCAAAGATATAAAAACATTAGAGGATATATCAGAAAAACGTAATTTAGAAAGAAAGATTGAAGAGGAGGAAGAAAATGATGAAAACGAGAGTTTAAAGATAGGTTCAGAACCCATTCCTCTAGATTCTTTAGATATTCATAACTTGGATATGGATAAAATGGAATTAAATTTACCAGATTTAATTGGAGATATTGAAATTTTATCCTAATAAAAAAAAAAAAAAAAAAAATTCGTAAAATTTATAACTTTTTTACATTTATTTTTATTATATTAATATGGATTCATCCTATATTTGGTTAGTATCAGCATTGATATCAATTTTGTATTTTGTAATAAAGGTTTTGGAGAGCAAATATGTAAATAAAGAGGACCCAGATTCTTTGAAATCAATCGTGAAAAATAGTATAATAGTTTCTCTTTCGAGTGTATCAGTTATGTATATATCTAAAAATTATTTATTAAATTTCCAAAATGGCAAACAACCAATTGTATTTTTAGACAATCCTAATTTTTAATTATCTTCCCGTCCATATCTTAATGAGAGGCTTATTCCGAAGACGATTATTTTTAAAGTCCCTTAAATAATTATCAAAAGTATATCCCCATTTTTGGTAATTCATTATATTGCCTAATAAAGATTTTCTTTTCAATGCAGATTGTTGTGTTGATAAATATTCTCTAAAAAATAAAAAACCAAATATTCTTTCTAATGATTGTCGATCTTTTCTACATTTAATAACGTTTACCAAATTTGATATCTTATATTTATTTTCTAATGATATCAAAAATTCTAAATTAATAAAGGCTTGAACCCCAAAACAACCTGCCCATTCATAATTTTTCATAGTCAATATACTTGGACCTGATATATCAATTTGTATAGATCCATTATTTTTTAAAGCATTTGCTATTCGTTGGCGATTTGCTACATCTTCAGCATCTGCATTAAAATACCAAGACGGTAATACTTTAATATTATCTTTTATTAAACAATCAAAATTTATTTTTTGATTAAAGAAAACACTATCGTGTAAAATAAAAGCATTTTTTAAGAATTTATATTTAATCAAATAATAATAAGGTAATAATTCTCCTCTACCTGGAAATTGACTTTTAATGATATAAACATTTTGAAAATTATGTTTTTTTTTTAGGAATTTAATTTGACTATTATCACAAATGATAATTATTGGCATATTTATATAAAACTTCCTAATTAACATTACATTAAAATTCCAATACTCATTTGTTTTTTCTGAATTAATATGTCTTGTTATCACAAACCCAAACCGATCATTTGGTATTTTTATATTTTCCGGATTTTCAAACATCATAAATTAATATTATATAAAATTAATATTTATATTCTTTATATAATAGGAAATGAAAACTCTTAAAAAGCATAAAATGCGTAAAAATTGACTCGTTTAATGATGGATAGAAATAGAAATAATAATCTAACGGATGAAAATTTAAGAAACCTATTATTATTTATTCATTTACATATACGGGTAAAATATCTATATCAATTACTTTTACTGCATTTGGAATTTTTGTATTTATATTAAATTTACTAAATTCAGGACGATTTAATTGAATATGTGGAAGATGGTTATGAACACTTCTTGCAATCATTTTATATAATTTAAATTCAGGATATCTTTCAGAACCATCATTTTTGTACAACATATTGACATTATTATCATCACAACACCATTCTAAAATTATTTTTTGTACTGCATCAATATTTTTACTTTTAGTCTCTTTAATGTCATCAAATAAATAATCAAATATAGAACAAGCAAGTCTACATAAATCAAAACTAAAATTAGGATCTAATCTTGGTTTCTTATCATTAAAATAGGGTTCAGTGTTATATTGATTGGCAGCATCTTCTCCTGGTTTGAAACTATCACTGCAAAATATATTTCCTTTGCATTTATAAATACTTCTTCCAAAATCTATAATTTTGAATATTCTTCCATACGTCGGAACTTTGTATGTTTTTTTATTGAATTTATAGTAAATATACTTTTCATCAGTCTCATTATACATAACGTTATTCGTATGTAAATCATTATGTGTAAAATGAAAACACTTTTGATAAATAATTAACGTCATAATAATTTGAAAAAGGGCGGAAAACCATTCGTTATCAGATTTTATTGCCTCATTTACTATTAAATTATCAAAAGTATCATCACATTTTTCCATAAATATCATTTGAACGGGAAACTGTTTAATACGTAAATTAATTTCGATTTCACTACAATCGCTACTACCACTTTCGCTACCACTTTCGCTACCACTTTCGCTACCAGATTCAGAATTATTATCATCTTCTAGTTGACTATTATCGTCCTCGTTAGGATTATCATTTAAATTTGAATTTATTTCAATATTGGTCAAATGATCAGTTTCAGTATGAGATGATCTAGATGAACAAGAAGATTGGCTATTTAACGATATAATATCGTCGGAAATGATATGATTATTTGAATTGATTTCTAGAACATTTAATTCATTAATATTCTCTATATCTTTAATCCCTTCAATAGCATCAATAGATTCAATACCTTCAATATCGATTTGGCTATTTAAATTACTATTATCCAAAATTTGTATTTTAGGCTTATTTTTTTTACTTGAAACCGAAAGTTCTGAAGAAAAATCATTTAGATAATCAGAATAATCATCCACTTCATAAAGTTTCCCTTTTTTCTCGTTGAAAAATTCAGAATTATTCAAATATTCCAAGTCATCCCAAATATTAATTTGAAATTCATCTTGAATTCCAAGAAAACTTCCATAAAAGTCATTGCAATTATAAACATTAAAATTTTCCAACAACTTACTATTTAAAAAGGAAAAAAAACTATCTACATATGCTGAATTATTATGATTATAAATTTTATTATGACAAGTAGAATTATTGGTAAGGTTAGGTAATAAAAACAAATTTGGATCATCAATATTATACTTACCAATCAAATACTTATAAGGATCCAATAAGGGTGCGACTTTGATAAAGATATTTTTGTTTTGAATTTTTGAATTATTAACTGTATTAACAATATTTCCAACACATAAATTATGGTTTTGCTTTTTATGAATTCTAAACAATTGATTCTTATTGTTTAAATTAATAGAATTAAAATTACTTTCATTCAAATTAAAAAATTTTTTATAAATGGGTATATAATTTTGAATTTTATTTAAATTTAATAAAGATTCTAAATCTTTATTTAAAAGAGCATTGTTTTTTTTAACCTTGGAGTAATAAATTTCCATTAAACTTGGTAAATATATTTAATATTTCTGTTTAAACTTATTAAAAATTAAATATTAAAACAGTTTCGTTAAAAAGAATAATAAAATATATAAAAATATTATATTTAATGACATTAGAATTGAAAAAGTTTGATATGAAAAATATAAGTTTTAAGGCTTCTGAAAACAAAGGACCTGTAATCGTGCTTATTGGAAAAAGAGACACAGGAAAAAGTTTTTTAGTAAGAGATTTATTATATTATCATCAAGATATACCAATTGGTACTGTAATTTCTGGAACAGAAGAAGGGAATGGATTTTACGGAAGTATGGTACCAAAATTATTTATACATAATGAATATAATACTGCAATTATTGAAAATATAATGAAACGGCAAAAACAAGTTCTTAAAACAGTAAAGGCTGAAATTAGTCAATATAAACGAACTAATATTGATGCGAGAGCTTTTGTAATTCTCGACGATTGTTTATATGATGGAGCTTGGACCAGGGATAAAATGATGCGCTTATTATTTATGAATGGAAGGCATTGGAAAATAATGTTAGTAATAACAATGCAATACCCATTAGGTATTCCCCCAATGTTACGAACTAATATTGATTATGTATTTATTTTGAGAGAAAATTATATTGCCAATAGAAAAAGGATTTATGAGAATTATGCCGGTATGTTTCCCACCTTTGAATCATTTTGTCAAGTGATGGATCAATGTACCGAAAATTATGAATGTTTAGTAATTAATAACAATTCAAAATCAAATCAATTATTTGATCAAGTGTTTTGGTATAAAGCTGATTCCCACAGAGATTTTAAGTTGGGTTCAAAAGAATTTTGGGATTTATCTAAAAATATTAATTCCGATGATGAAGATGAAAAATATGACCCTTCCAAGGTAAAGAAAAAAGGAAGTGGTCAACGTATAAATGTAAAAAAAACGCGAGGATGGTAAAAAATATTATATAATTATAAATCAATGAATAAATATTATATTAATTTTATATACATTTCTATTATAACTGCGTTTTCTACAACAATTGCTATTGTATTCAATAAATATTTAGAAAATGCACGAACCAAATGTAACATAAACCCAGAGACTATTTTATGTAAAAAGTTTTTGAATATTTCATTACAAGATTGGAAATTACCATTTGATGTATTTTTCATAACATTTATTTCGAGTTTTATATCTTATATAATATTTTACGAATTTTTTGGTTATAAATAGGAAATTCCATTATTTTCATAAACGGTAACTTTGAACTTATGTTGATAACCTTCAACAAAAACAACATCGTTGGTATAAATTTCATTCACACCATAATCATTGGTGGCATTTTTTCCATTAATTATTATAGGTAATTTAACATTATTATGTTGATTACTTATTGTATAATATTGCCATAAATTTCTATTCGTATAAAGAGGACGTCCCATTAAAGAAAGTATTTTATTATTATTGTTTTTCTTATTCAATGGTGTTAAAATTCCTACTTGTCTATAATTGGCGTTAACATAACCAATATTTGTAGGAACATTAAAGGGAATAAAATACCTATTGTCTTTCAAAGGTGGAGCATAGGGGTTTAGTAAAACGTCAGGTGCCCAATTATTATAAGGCAAATTAGGAATAAAATTTGGTAAAAAGTTAGGGAATGAATACCCAGTAGCATTATTATTATTATTGGTTTGATTAGAAGCTGGATTCACTACCTCTTGTTTAATATTAATAGAATTATTAGAATTATTAATATAACATAAATAAAATACAATTAATACTATAATAACCAAAAATAATAAATGGATATTAGAAATACAAAATTTACCAGGAGGACATTTTTTCATATATAAAATATATATAAAAAAATACTATATTATTCATCAATCTTTTAATCATTTAATTTTTCAATTCTTTTTTGGCAAATGGACCGCTTACCAATTGACTTTTTCCATTATCAGTCTTTCCCATTACTATATCATCTCCTTCAAACAATTCTTTACAAATATCGGCTGTAGATATATTATTACTTACATTCGCATTATTTATTAAACTATCTATTTGGGAATTGTTTGAAACTCCTACCAAATTACCTGTATTGTCCAAACCTTGAGTCAATTTATTACCAGACTTTTCTGCCTTTTCCATATTATCTTTAATCGCATTGGATTTTGACTCCTTGATACGTTCATTAAATGCAT